CCCCCCCATGGGGGTTCCTTCTGCATGGACGGGCTACCTGGCGTTTATGTGACCTGGCGATTCGTCATCGCTTGCACTATCCGCTTTAGTAGCTCGATCATGGGGTCGGCCCCTATTTCCCTGTGACTCTTGGGAATAGAGGTCGTCCATGCTGTCTGAAGGCATAGCATGCCTTCTCACCGCTTCATCAACGGTGGGTGGTGCCTATACTCTCCTATAAACTGCTACATAGGGGAGCATGCACCCATGTTTCTTCCAAGGAAAAGACATGACTACGACTGGGCCATATACGAGGACAATAGATAGTCCGAATAAGTGGCTTTACAGAAAATGGTACCGACAGAAGCCTCCGTTCCCAAACACTGGTAGGCCACCGTCATCGTATGAGTTTTCGACTTGCCAAGTAACTCGGCGGTCGGGTACATATGCGATAGCAGTGGCCGGTAACACCAGAACGGGCGGGAACGTGCGAACTCTCACACACGAAAACACGGATCGCCAGCGAGCAATTAATATCGCTTATGGTAAATTTGTGGACTCGGTGAATGAGGAAGCGATGCTCCTTGTTAATGCTTACGAGAGGAAGCAAGCCGTCCTAATGGTTGAGAAATCGGCCAGCAGGATGCTTTATTCATTCCTTCTTTTGAGAAAAGGGTATCGTCGCCAAGCCATGAAGGCCTTAGGGTTAACCCCGAAAGGTAAAAAGTGGAATAAGGCGAAAGATGTATCGGGCTTATGGCTCGAGTTTCACTTTGGATGGGAGCCTTTAATCAAGGATATTCACTCCGCGGTAGAAATACTGCAAGCGGATGTCTCTCCCAGTATTGCTCGAGGTGTCGGATCAACAACGACGACTACCGGAAGCGTGTCCGCCAAAGACAAATGGTGGAATTCACGAGTTCGGAATAAGTTCATCGCCAAGATTCAAGCCGAAGTGTCGGTAACCAACCCGAACCTTCACCGAGCAGCACAGCTAGGTCTGATAAACCCAGCTTCCGTAGCATGGGAGCTAATTCCCTTTAGCTTCCTAGTAGACTGGTTCATCCCAGTTGGCCAATTCCTCAACTCCTGGACCGATTTTGCTGGTCTGAAGCTGGATAACGCCTTCACTACTGTGTATCTTCGTGCAGACAGTCAAGAATGGCTATACTACCCTGGGCGCCCCGACCTTACATCCTATTTGGATAGCGAGGGAGCGGGTGTCTATAGGAGTCTTGGTGTAGCTGTTCCTTTCCCTGTTTTCAAGGAGTTTAAGGGCTTCTCTGTGACACGTGGCGCTACAGCAATTGCGCTGCTACTCTCAGGTTTTAATCAACAGCTCAAGTCCGATAAGACTCGGATGCGGCTCTAAGGAGTATTTTACAAATGGCAGCAATCACTAACGTGACAGTAAAGAAGGCGGATGGTACGACTGATATCGTCTATACCGCTATTCAACCCGCATCGGGTGATGGGCAGTACGCTGTTTGGAGGCAGGAAGATACATCTGTCCCCTCAGCGTTCCGTCCTACGCTCAAGATGAAAACTTCTGATAACGGTCCAAAAACCGCTCGGAAGCCTCACCTAGAGTATTCGTATCCCTATACCTACACGGATTCCACGACTGGTCTTAAGATGCAGGCACATGTTGTGCTCGCGTCGTCCGACTTCCTCGTGCCGACACAGGTACCGGATGCGGTTATCGCAGAAGCGGTCCACCAGTTCACGAATCTACTTGTGAACACGGCGGTCCGCGACTCCATCAAAGCGGGCATCACGCCTACCTAAAAGGAGTTTGCGACATGTCTACATTTGACGATACAGTTAGTGTAGTCCTTCTAGTTCTTGAGGACATTGGCACTCCCCGTTCACTTATGGTGAAGCTTTTAATAGAGCATGGGGAGTGGACTCAGCTTGGTAATCTAACAGTTGAGCCCGCGCACTACCTAACCGCTGATGCATATATGCTTGATGCAAGTGCTACTGAAATTCTCCGGAAGTTTAAAAGCTTACCGGGGGTTAGTAAGGATGATTTGCGAAATAAAGCATTCGCTAAGTGGCTTGAAGCTGAGAAGCTTTGTGCTGTTACTAACGCTCGATTTGCCAACTACTTAACTGGGTTCTACCCAGGTGTGGATGGCCGTTTGCTACCTATATTAGATAGTATGCGTAAAAGAATCAGGCGACTACTCGGGCCCCTTCCAAAAGGGCTCGCTGAGTGCAGACACGGTAAAGGCGCTACACACGATGACACGGGGCAGAATTGCACTGTCTTACATAAAATGCAATCACAGCCAACCATGACGCACGGGATTCAGCCACTGCTCCTTCTCTTAGAAGAGAGCGCGTGGTTCCGCGCGTTAACTCGTCGTGATCTATCTGTGCCGAAGAGCGTCCGAGGCAACCGTTTCACAACGGTACCGAAGACAATTAAAGGTGATCGCTCAATTGGCGTTGAACCGTCAGTCAACATCTTCTTACAACTAGGTGTTGGCTCGTACATCAGACGTCGACTTAAGGCGATAGCAGGTATTGACCTTGATGAAGGTCAATTAATCCACAGAGCCTTGGCTCAGTATGGAAGCTCCACTGGGGCACTTGCTACGATAGATCTTTCATCAGCTAGCGATACGGTTGCTCGGAATGTCGTTAAATACCTCCTTCCTGAGGACTGGGTGTCTCTTCTCGAGATGCTTCGTTCTCCAACAACAACAGTTAAAAGGGAGAAAGGGTTTGATGGCACGTACGTGCTCGAAAAACACTCGAGTATGGGGAACGGATATACTTTTGAGCTAGAAACCCTGATATTTTGGGCTATAGCTCGCGAGTTCTCTACTCCTTCGTACGTCTATGGAGATGATATCATTGTCTCCACAGAATCCGCACGGGTGGTCCTTGAGGCACTAAAATTCTTCGGGTTTGTTCCTAATCCCGATAAGTGCTTTGTTGACGGACCATTCCGTGAGTCATGCGGTGGCGATTACTTCAACGGGCAGAATGTCCGCCCGTTTTATATGAAGGAAGAACCAAATGAACCGCATGAATGGGTCGCGCTCGCCAATGGGCTTTTCCACTTGGGGACCAGAGTTACTGGGTCTCCTGATGGTCTGGCTTCTTGTGTTCGGCGTGCTTATCTACGTTGCTTGGGTTTTATACCAAGTGACATCCGTAGGATTAAAGGACCACCGGAACTCGGTGACGTGTGTCTTGCAACAGCCGATGCCTCCCAGTGGCGAATTCGAGTGAAAAACTCGATCCGCTATATTGAGACGTACCAGCCTGTCACCAAGCGCATGCCACTTTCTCGTTTCGACCCTGATGTCCAACTAGCTGCAGCGTTGTATGGTGTCCCGTCGCAGGGCGCGATTATTCGCGACTCTGTGTCAGGTTACCGTAAACGTTGGGTCCCTTGGTCATAACTAGACCGAGGGGGACGTCCCCTCTAGCACCGAACCATCTTAGTAGGTGCTAGTGCAAGGCTTTCGAGGCGAATGTTTTCGGCCTCAAGGGGTATCCTGCAACCGCAGGGTCATATGGAAAAAGGAATAAGCCGCGA